TCGATTGCACAGCTGTGGCCGAACTCGTGTTGAACTCCGGTCAAACTCGACCCACCCCGAAACTGCCCCTTCCCAGGCTTTCCGGAGGGGGGTAAAAAGGTCCCACGATATGCGATTTGCGCCTCAGGGCAGCAGCCGGAAGCAGGCTGATCGACAGCCACAACCGGTCACTCGCGACCCACCTGAAACCCCGCCTCGGCGGGGTTTTTCATTGGGCCAGATACGGAGGCCATTGCAAATGTTGAAGGACTATAGATGCGGTGCTACTGCAGGTGTTCATGACTTTATAAGCATGAATGAAAAATCTTGTAATTACGAAAAAAAGCCCCGGAAGACTGCGCCAATTAAGCGGGTAGGCGTTATGTATGCTTCGGGGTATTTATATTTAAATCTAATGGCACGGTACGCAAAATGAATACTTCACTAATCGATTCTCAGCAGGCAAAAACATCACAGAATCAATCGGTTCTCGTCGATTGCATAGCCGATCTTAGGCTGGTTGATCCGTCGATTTTCAATGTTGTCCAAACCACAGGTTATTATCCAGGAAGTGTGCTCGGGGGAGGGCTGTACCGTTACAATAGCTCTGACTCCGCCTCTGCCGAGAATGGTGGGACCAAGATTGTCGGCTTAAATGGCTCCCGTTGGGATTTGATTTATAGTGGCAGCACTCACCTGTATCAATGGGGGGTAATAGGTAATAAAATTTTTGACGATACTAGTGCTGTCAACGCTGCACTAGCTTGGGCTTCTGAGCTAACTGCGTCCGTGATAGTGCCGTCTTGCGTGGGCATTCGTCTGACCTCAACTATAGAAGTGTCTGGTAGTCCGCGTCTATTAGGCGAGCACATTCAGATCAGTAAGACGGTAGGCGGTAATGTCAATAGTCCGGGTGCTGGGTCTTGGTTTTTTATCGATCACACGGGAGTCGGGTTTCGTTTTAATAAAGATGGCGTTGTTGTCAAACGCCCGTGGATCGAGTTGATAGGTACTTATCGCACACAGCCAGATCCAGGGGCTCAGGCTTATACGCCGACAGCGCATGACTATGATTATGTATTCTACAATTGCGATTCGGTAGTCAGAAACATTGTTATCTGGAACTCAACTAAAGGTATCTATATCACGGCTGATGCATCTAACTCGCAATCTCGAGGTGATATTAGCGGTGTCTATGGTTGCCCGGTTCAACTAGGGATTGTTGTGGATTTTCTAGCTGATGTATTAAGAGTCGATAATGTGCATTTTTGGCCGTACTGGACTTCTAATGCCAATTTTGCAGCCTACCAGCGCTCTAATGCAGTCGGTATGAGTTTTTATCGATGCGACAACCCCATGATTACCCGTTATTTTACGTACGGCTACCGCCTCAGCATTTATATGGGGTCTAATTCTAAAGGAGTTACTTCCAAGCTTAAAATGCAAGTCTTTGATTTTGATTTTATTGGCCAGTCTGGAGTTCTCATCGACGGTTCAGGTATCTCTTGTGCTCTTAGTGGCGGTTCAGGCCAGGGGCACAGCGCCAAAACTGCCAACAACTTCTTGGAAGTCACCAGCGGTTCCAGCGGCTGCAATGTATCTGTAGATAATATCGATGTTGGACTTTTCAAACAAAATGTGTTGCGTTGTGGTGGTGCTGCTAACAGTGTGATGCGGGTAGGTGACAATGTGCGTCTGTACCAGTGGAATGGTAGTGGTGTTGGGTTTCCAGCAATTGGTTGTACGGAAAATAACTTCGTAGAATTGTCGACAATGCCTTATTTCACGGCTCCCTTAAACGAAGGTACTCCGTTGGACACAGCGGGGAATATCAAAGGGCGCATAGAGTTACCGCGGCGTACCTACAATACCGACGCTAATGGTAGAACGGTTCTCCAATCTGGCATGGGCCGCGCTCCCAGCAGCATCGTTGCCACTGCCATAGATGATTCGGTTGCTTATAGTATCCAGCAGACTTCAATAGCTAATGTGGTTCTCGCCTCAACGGTGTCCAGCGGTGCAGCACTCGTCAATAGCAAGATTGTTATAGCTGCCACTCTCGGTTTTTCTTGAGTGCAATAGTTTTTCGGTGTCAATGGCCTACCACCTGTCAAGGTGGTGCTTTTGACTAAGAGTTATTGATGCTGGATAGATTTCATCAACTATTAGGGTTTGCCAGTTTAGCTCCTGGCAGTTGATGATTGAATCGGATTTTAATCATCGTTATTGGCCGCCGCAGTGCGGTCTTTTTTATTTCCGGAGTACCAATGGACCCAACCGACCTAGGCCCAGGCACAGCTACCTGGCTGGGCGGCACGGGCACAATTTTGCTTGGCGGCTTTCTATGGCTGCGCAAGTTTCTTTCCAGAGATGCAACAGACCGGGCGATGGACAACGCGGACATCGGCACGGTTCGGCGTCTCAACGAGCTGCTCGACTCCGAGCGACAGGCGCGCAAGGAGGCTGAAGCGCGGGCTGACCAGTTTGCCAAGGAGCGCAACGAGCTTGCCGCTGCAGTTGGCCGGATGGAGGGCAAGATCGAAGCGCTCACCAGCCACATCGTTCAACTCACCGACAAGGTCACCACGCAAAGCGCCGAAATTGCCCGGCTGCGATCCCAACTCGGAGGTGCAAACGATGCACAGATGCGCAATTGATTTCATCGCTCGCCATTGGTGGCGGCGTCTGGAGGTGTGGCTGATTTCCGTGCTGCTGATCGCTGGCTGTCTGATGCTCGGTTTTCAGGCCGGGCAGTGGTCGGCGAATGCCGAGCATACGCAGCAGCTGGCCGAGGTTCGCAAGGCCTACGACGCAGCGCTTGGCAAGCGCGATCGGCGCCTGGACAGGCTGGCCGAAACCACCACCCAGGCGGCAGACAAGGTCGAGAGTGCCGCATCGATTGCCAATCAGGCCGCTCACACGGCCAGCCGTGCTGCAGACAAGGCTGATGAAGCGTTGGGCAAGGCGAACCAGTAGGCGTTACCCACGCCGCAATCAACCTTCAACACACGCGGAACCCCTCATGAAGATAACCCCGATAGTTGCCCATTTGCAGGCGACCTGCCCGAGCTTTGCCGGGCGAATCAGTGCCGGTATCGACTGGGCTGCAGTCGCCCTCGGCGATCAGCTCGCCCACCCGTCGGCGTACGTGATTGCCACGGGTGATCAGTCCACCGCCAACGACTTGCAGAACGTCATTCGCCAGAACATCACCGACACGATCGATGTCGTGGTGGTGCTCGATGGCGGCGACAAGCGCGGGCAGGAAGCCAGTGAGCAACTGCATGCCCTGCGCGCCGAACTGTGGCGTGCACTGGTGGGCTGGAATCCGGATCAGGATTACGACGCGATGCAGTACACCGGTGGCGCGCTGGTGCAGATCAGCGGCGACCGGGTGACGTATCGCTTCGGGTTTGCAGCGCAGTTTCAACTGGGCCGCAACACCTCCGATCAGCCTGCCGAGACCTGGCACGAAGCGTATCTGGATGGTTTGCCCGGGTTTACCGGCGCCACCCTCGAGATGGACTGCGTTGACCCCGCAGATCCGAATCTGAAATCCCCCGGCCCTGATGGCCGTATCGAAGCGAAGTTCACAGCAGAGGTAACCCCATGACTCAACGCATCACTGTAGTACCGGCCGAGGGCCGCACTGTGCCGGATCCGGAGGCGGGCGATTTGCTGCCCGTCGAAGGCCGGCAGGTGACCTTCAACGCCTGGTGGCAGCGTCGTCAGAACGACGGCGACATCACCCTTCAAACCGAGCAATCCACCACCACCCATCAAGCCTTCACGGCTTAACCAAGAGGAAGCTAAACAATGGCTATCAGCTTTAACAACATTCCATCCGATGTTCGCGTGCCGCTGTTTTATGCGGAGATGGACAACTCGGCCGCCAACAGCGCGTCGGCCAGCATGCGTCGACTGATCGTTGCGCAGGTCAACGACGATGTGTCCGGCCCCGAACTGGGTTCTCTGGTGCTGGTGCCGAGCGTGGCGCTGGCGAAAAACATCGGCGGTCAGGGCTCCATGCTGGCCGCCATGTATGAAACCTGGCGCAAGGCGGACCCCACCGGCGAAGTCTGGTGCCTGCCGTTGCTCAATACCGAAGGCGCCAAGGCCGGCGCAACAGTCACCCTCACCGGCGCGGCGACCGAAGCCGGTCTGCTGAATCTGTATGTCGGCGGCATGCGAGTGCAGGCCACTGTCGTTAACGGCGCAACCGCTGCCCAGGCGGCCACCGCACTGTCGGTAAAGATCAATGCCACGCCTGACCTGCCGATCACTGCGGCTGTCGAAGCGGGTGTGTTGACCCTTTCCTGCAAATGGAGCGGGGCAAGCGGCAACGACATCCAGCTGGAATTCAATCGCCAGGGCAAGACCAATGGCGAAGTCATTCCTGCTGGCCTGACCGCGGCAGTAACAGCCATGACCGGTGGCGTGGGTACGCCTGATCAACTCAAGGCACTGGCTGCGCTGGGCGACGAACCGTTCGAGTTCATCTGCATGCCCTGGACCGACACCGCCACGCTGGATGCCTGGAAAGCGGCAATGGACGACAGCACCGGTCGCTGGAGCTGGGCCCGTCAGTTGTACGGTCATGTTTACAGCGCCAAGCGCGGCACGGTCGGTACGCTGGTGGCCGCAGGTCAACTGCGCAACGATCAGCACATCACCCTTCAGGGTGTGGAAAACGGTGTTCCGCAACCTGTCTGGCTGCAAGCCGCTGCACTGGCTGCGCGCACAGCGGTGTTCATCTCTGCCGACGCCAGCCGTCCGACCCAGAGCGGCACCATGCCCGGTATCGATCCTGCTCCGGCCAGCCAGCGTTTCACCCTGACCGAGCGTGAGTCGCTGCTGCGTTACGGCATCGCCACGGCTTACTACGAAGGCGGTTACGTGCGCATCCAGCGTTCGATCACCACCTACCAGAAGAACGCGTACGGCCAGGCTGACAACTCGTACCTGGACAGCGAAACCATGCACCAGTCGGCGTTCATCATCCGTCGCCTGCAAGGCATCATCACCAGCAAGTACGGCCGCCACAAGCTGGCCAACGATGGCACGCGTTTCGGTGCCGGCCAGCCGATCATCACGCCGAGCACCATCCGTGGCGAGTTGATTGCGCAGTACGCACGTCTTGAAGAAGAAGGTCATGTGGAGAACGCCGAAACGTTCGCCCAGCACCTGATCGTCGAGCGTGATGGCAATGACCCAAGCCGCGTGAACGTGATGTTCCCGCCTGACTACATCAACGGCCTGCGCGTGTTCGCGCTGCTCAACCAGTTCCGCTTGCAGTACGACGAAGCGGCATAAGCCTAACCAACCCTTTCAAGCCCGCCTCGTGCGGGTTTTTTCATTCTGGAGATAAAC